TGGTATCCATTGGCTTGAAGCTATTGCTAAGGTCTTAATCTTTACTAGAATAGTTGGGTGGGCAATAGCAACAAACGCTGGTTTAATCGGAGTGGTGTTGTAACCAGTAGAAGCATTAACTTGTCGTGTAATCTTTTTAGCGTCATTTGCTTTTAAAGTAGCAATCAAAGTATCAAGATTTGCAAGAGAGGCCACATCACCAGCGGCTACATCAGCCGTTGCGACATTACCTGTCCCTGCGTAAGTTGCGCTTGTTCCAGCAACTAAAATATCACGACATAATTGATCGAGTGTGTCGCCGGATTGATCGCCCATAATTTCGGACGCTTCCATTAACACTGCGTCTTTACTTTCGTAAGACACAATATCAGTAACCGTTATAAAATCGCCATATTGAGCGACTGTTGCGGTAATATCGGTAACTGAAAGCTGACTACCCGCAGGGGTTGTCCCCTCTGTTAGCGGAGTAGTAGCGGCAGTTAGGTTACCATATCTTCGAAACTTAATAACTTTTGTTCCGGCTTGTCTTGGTAAATCTCTAATCTGCGCCCAGCGTAAATGAACAAACAATGATACTGCTCTCTCTAAAAGAGTTCTATCATAAAAATTGTTTACTTCTGCTGGTATTTCTGTTCGTGTAGTATTCGGCATTTTGTTTGATTAAAATTATTGAATTAAAACTTAACTATCTTAGAGTTTGATTTGGTATTAATTACCTTGTCTCACTCTGTTTTGCTCTGCCTCAAACTCCTCTTTTGTCATGTCATTGATATTCTTTCCACCTTCACCACCGGCACGGTTTGATCCGCCACCAGTTTGAGAGGTTTTGGCTTCCTCGTCAGCCTTACCTTTCCTGTCAGCACCTATTTTCATGAGTTTATCGCCGGCTACTTCGTAAAAAATAGCTTTTACAGGCAAATGGCTTCGGCTAGGGTGTTTTATATATCTTCGGACTTTTGCTTCAAACGGCTTGAAGTCAGGATTTTCAGCAAGAAAATCTTTAACATCTCTGTCGTCCTCTGCTGATTGAGTTTTTTCAATGATCGGGGCAAAGTTTTTGGAAACGACTTTATTGATAAGTGCCTCGTCCTCTGGCGCAACTTCATCATCATTGTCGTCGCCTGCGTCATTATCGCCAGCGTCGTCAGCTTTCGCTTTTGCTTTTGATAATTTGGCTTTTTGACGGCCGATTATGAAATCTTGCTTATTTAACACTTTACGAGTTGACGGTTCTAATCCGTCGTCCTTATCGTCCTTATCGTCGTTATCCGATTGAGTATCTTTTTTGTCGGGGGCTTTGGCTTTGTCTTTATCGTCTTCACTTTGTGAGGTGTTATCGTCGCCTGAACCACCCTCTTTATCATCAGCGCCCTTGTCGGCGTTCTCATCTCCGTCATTGGCGTTGTCAGCTTGGTTGTTGTCAGCACCAGCTTGGCTGTTCTCGCCTGCGTCTTGACTTGCGTCAGCGTCGGCGGCTTGATTATTTTTGTCAATCTCTGGCATATTTTTTTTGGTTAATACACATAATTATTAAGAAATGCCGATAACTTAATGATCATGGCTATCAGATATTATTATCTGACCTCGTCGGATTGATTAAATCCAACGGCAGAGCTGTTGTGAAGCTCATTGAAACCGCCTACTTGTTACTGCTGTTCGCAGTCTGTAAGTAGGAAATCGCCAAAGCCCCTCACAGAGTAAGACGGCTTCAACGAACTTCACAATATCGTCTGCAATTTTTGTTACTACACTAACTATTTAATTGTTAAAGTGCGCTATTGTCTTGATAATCTATCTGCTTTCTGTATTTCACTTCTTGTCTTAAAATAGGGATCAAACTCTTTCGGCACAATTCCGGTATCCTCTAAATGTTTTTTGTAATTCTTGGGAGTATCCCTAACCTCTATATTTAAACTTCTCATCTTCCTTAATTCTTCTACTTCCTCGTGGCTGAGAAGTGCTTTTGTTTTCGGATCAATCCTTTCCAAAATAGCCATTTCTAATTAATCAATATTATCGTTCAGTATCTTGCAAATAATCTGCCAACCCGGACTAATTGCCAAAGCGTCAAGTGCAGATTTAACATTCTCAACTAAATTAGGAGTGGCTTGTTTTGGTAATTCAACTGTCCTAAACGGGGTAGCCTTTGGCTTTCTTTTGGCTCGTGGTTTTTTTGTTGTTTTTTTAGCTGTCATAAAATTATTGGTTCATTGTCGGCATTGATCTGCCGGCCCCTGCTGGTGCATTGGTAGAAGCAAACTCGGCTGGCATATTAGCTTTATCAACTGGCTCATCAGGTCTATTTCGCGCCATATCAAGTTCAGGTTTAACTCTCTTTAACATCATTGCTCTTTCGTGGGCTTTCAAGTGGGCAGTTTTTTGTGGGGTATCAGACGCCTTATTATGAACCTCTAAATGAATAAAATCGTCATCATAGACTTGAACCGGCACTAATTCGCCTTCATCAAGTTTCTCGTTTTCAGTTTCAGCATTTCTTTCGTCAACGGTTGGTGGCAATACCATTTCAACTTCTTCTTTAGTAAATCCGGATAGTCTGCCGATTTTCTCTAACGCAAATCTAACATTGGCACTCTGCGGATCAGTGGCCATAATATCTTTAACAAATAATCTATATTTTTGAAGTTCGTTTAATTTAATAGCTTCGGATATAACTTTGCTCTCAATCTTAATGTCAGGATCAACACTGGCAATAATATTCTCCCGAGTTAATGCACGCCACTTTGCACCCATAGCCCCAACAATTCTAATAACCTTCTCATCAATATCATCTTTAAAATGTGTTTTATAAAGTTTATACCATTGCTTCCAAAATCTCTTTTCTGACCAACCAAATATCTTTGCTGATAATGAGTAACGAGTATCAACCTTTGCTGATTGTAGATTAAGTTCGGTGGCCGTTCTCTTACTCTCTGTCTGCATGCCTTGTTGAATATCAGGCGTGGCCGTAGCTTTTTGAGCCGCGACATCTAAAACTTCTAAAATCCAATTAACCTCTGCTTTAACTGTCTGCCTCTTGACTTCCTCAACCGCACCGGACGGACTACCGTCAACCGGAATATGTTTATTAAACTCAACATTCAAATCGCCTCTATTCTTAATTTTATTGGTATCGTAAAGATAAGTCGGATTAAGTCCCACTCTTATACCTTCAAGCCCCAAGTTCTGCACGACTGACCTTGCTCTTTGTTTATCCTCAATCAAATCAGGAATAGACACACCGTCCCAATCATGAGCCATAGGATAAATTGACCTGTCATGTATTGGCCATTCGTCTTGTTTTATTTCAGTATAGCGGATAACTCTTTTACGATTATCAGCCAAAGTAACTAAAACCTTTTTACCTTTCCAATGAGTAAACCATTCTAAACAACGATAATCTGCATTGTCGCCTTTCAAATCAGAAAACTTGCTAACATCACCAGTTCCGTCAGCTTGCTGTCTTGCTTGTGCGCTAGCGTCAACCAGTGAACGAATATCAGTTGTATCGGGTTTTAATCCTTTATAGTTAAAATAAATACCGGCATTGTCCATATCTAATTTAGACAACCTAATTTCTCTACCGCCAAACTTCATTGCCCCTCTGCCTTTCCTATCTCCATTAACTGAAACTGCTCGCGGATCACGCAACCAAGTCATCATATCAACTACTTCCGGCGTTGGACATTTTAATTTACGATCAAATTCAAAATTGATTAATAAACCTCTGCCAAAAAATGACGCGTCCCAATCCCAGTCATAATCAATCTCGTCCTTTTCCATTTCGTCATAATCAAATTCTGCCAAAGAGTTTAAGTTCTCTGCTGTTTCCTCGTCGCCTTCGTCGCGACCTAAAAAATCCACCCCAAGCCGGTCGCTATAAAGCGCGGCCAACACAGTTTGGTGGATAGTAAATAATAAGGGATCGCCAACGGCAAGTTTGTCCCTCTTTTGGTTATTGTAAAGTTTTAATCTAACTGCCCATTCATCAAGTTTGGGCTTCATAAACCACCACCCGAGTTGATATTCTGTCTCTGTTTGTTTTATCAAACCGGAATAATCCTCGTCCTCATTCTTATAATCTTGATCAACTTCCTCAACCTCTGGCAATGGTTCTGCAATATCTTTTTTTGTTTTCGGCATATAGCTGATAAGACGATTTCCTTCCAGCTATTTATTTTTAAAGACTTTCGGCTTCTTCCCAACTAAGGGTGAACTGTGAACTTTTATTGCCCTTCTCATCAGTTCTAAGACTGCCACTTATATTGACATTCTGAACATCTGCCTTTGCACTTATAGTTTTAAATGCTTGAACTAAATCGTCAAAATTTTTAAACGAGATGTTTTTGTTAACCAGTTTTTTTGACATAAAATTATTTTAGTTATTAGTTATTTAATGATATTCTTTTTAGCTTTGTCCCTTGCCTCTTTTTCATCTTTAAATGTTTTCTCAATAACAGTTACGGCTATTCTTCTTAATATCTCTAAAATGTTTTTATACTGCTTATCACAATACTTTTCCGGTGCTATCTTCAACCAATAAAGAATTAAGTTTATAGTCGTAGGTCGAACAGAAATGTGCGCCGTATAGATTTGATTATTAACTACCGTCAAATACTCAAAATGTGAACCAAAGTTGCGGTAGTATATCGGACAACCCCGATATTGTTTGACTTGAAATGTTTTAATTTTCATAATCTTATTTTGTTATTTTTATTATACCACAAACTATAAAAAAGTAAAATGCTTTAAGCTGGTTTGTCAAACGGATCATAACTTTTACGCTCATTAACATTCTGACTTCTCTTTGGCATAGGTATAAAGACCGGATTTTGAATTAAAATGCGCCCGATATTCTCAATAAAGTGATCGTCCTTATCAACTGTTTTCTCTTTCCTATCTTTTCTCTCGGCCATTTTGCCTAACCACTCGTCCCACCTGTAATGTTCAAATTCATAAATGGTATGTTTACAAGTATCAAAAATATATAATTCAGGCGACTTGATAAATTCCTCTCTATCGTTTAGATTGACTTTCTGATAAGTTAAAGCGTCCTCAATTTTCTTGTCTGACATGGTTCTGCTTTTAGTAGCCGGTAAATAATTCAAACCATAACTGGCCAATTTCTTTGCCAATGTTTCCTCTTTCGGTTCAGAGTGTTGATCCTCGTTATACGCCGCCGGTTCAAGTAGCTTCCTGACAATTCTATACTCGCTGTTTTTATCTTTAATCCTTCTGGCCAATTCTTCTGTCCCGCCCTGACTTTTTATCCACAATTCGTCAACGATTATTTTTGTCCCTTTATCATTAATCGCAATCCAAGTCCCAGCGTCCGGGTTTCTCGGGTGAGTATCAAGCGCATGATAAACACACCAGTTGCGCTGATCAATTTCAAATGGCCGGATAACATGTATATTTCTACTAAACTGTTTATAACGAATACCAACCAAATGTTGAAACTTACCATAAATACGCGCCTGCTTTTCTTCCTCTGAATACTCAGCAATCATTCTTTGAATATTATCGTGTTCCAAGTGTCCCCTTATTCCGTGTTGCCGACAAGCGTCCTCAACTTCGGCCTCAATATAAACACGCTGTCCCTTTGCGGCCAAGTCTTGATCAGGATTAGCAATGATATGATCATAAAGCCAAGCGGCGTATAACGGCGTTTCAGATATAAAAATAATTCCACCCTTACGCATACGACTGACGGTTGCTTTAAAAATTGCTTCCGGTGGTGGTTCATCAAACCAAGCCCAACCTAATGTAGCACTCTCAAACTCTTTAGTGTCCTGCTCATAACTCATCACATCAAACTTCCAACCGTTGTCAGTTGTCCACTGGCTCTTATATTGTTTAGACGCCTTTACCCCTTTGTATCTACCTATCGGAAACCACTCCTCTAATGTTGGAATTAAGTTTGTCTTTACATTTTCAGGATCAGAAACTATACGGCCTTTTTTAGGAAATGGCCAATCTTTATAAAGCGGGTGATTAAAGTATTTATTATCGCTCTCTTTTCCCCAAATAATATGTGCAATTATATTTGCTCCGGCCGCAGTTTTACCCACGCCGTTAGCCGCCGAAAATAAAGTTATAAAGTTTGGCTTGCCGTTAGCGTTTATCTCCCCAATTTTTGTTATAAATTGTTCACACTTACCGTTAGGCTCATAAAAACGAAACTTCTCACCTTCAAACCTAAAAATCTTTTCTTCTTTGACCTCTCGTAGTTTAGACAAAACAACTTCCGGCTTTGTATTACCGCATAAGTCTGCTATCTCTTGATCAATTTTAGTCTTTAGTTTTGCCATAAAATATTA